TTACCGTGTACGAGGCAAGGATATACCAAACAACTATACTCTGATGTAAAGTAAAGAGTGTGCAAGAGTGTTCTTGTATGCTCTTAAAACATCCCCCAAAGTAGAGAAGGAAACGAAACTCCTTCCAATGACATACTTGTAATATTTCATGAGATTACGATCTATAAAGATTGGTCTCTTGAGCCAAGCTGGTTTATAAGCAATGTACCAATTACTAAAAGCCAAGTGGTCTGCCATTGTGTTCAAGACTGACATCGAAACCATCGCAACCCGCGCAACACTCTCTTCTCTGTTTGAAATCCAACGAGATGGGTACACCATTCTGCAAAATAGATCATCATAATCTCTTTCGATTTTACCAGGTACAGCGAAGACAGTAGATAGGACGGGAGCGTGAATATGGTTCGGCCAGGCCAGAAGGGAGGATTTTGGTTCCCCATGAAAATGAATACCCTGTTCTTTCCCGCAATTGATGAAAAGGTCGATTGTTAATTCCTGATTGTGTACTCTGACAGCAGCATCATCACCGCAAACGCGTAGGTCGTTACTAGATAACAATCGATTTTCCAACTTTAGGGACAAGAACACAGAAGTGACGGCTGATACAGCACACCAACACAATAACGTAAACAAACTTCCAGACGGGATACCACCTTTCTTTCGATATAGAACATCGTTAAAAACGATAGGTGTATTCTGGAAGTACCACCAAACAAAATCCCAAAGACGTCGATTTTTTGTGCTCCATGTGGAATCAATAGCGCTGAACTCGTAAGTGTCGAAGTTAATGTTGCTTGCAAGTACATCTTTTGCTGCTTTGATTAGCCATGGAGGCATTTGACTGTCACCTTTCTTCCAATCCTTAACACAGAGTGATTGACCAACATCGATTGATTTGATGAAGCCGCGTGCATCAGTGAATGCCCCTTTACCATGCATGAGTGGAAAACCACGTTGATTCTTCTTCTGTAATAATAACTTATAGAGAGGAACACCAAACATGGATTCGATACATGTCATCATAGCGGGGTAGCACCAAATGCCTCGTGTTTTGGGACCGGAGGAAATCTTGCCAGTAGAGCTTTTCATTGCTGGAATGACAGGAGGGACGATATAGTCTTTGAATTTTTTGCCGGGAGTAGAGTTGAAATGTGTGATGAATGAGACAGCGTCTGCAATTGTCTGTTCGTTTATGTCAACGCGATCAGAAAAGTAGGGGAAACCTGAGTTTGAGTGCGGAGGTCTGTAACGCTTTGGAGAGTTTACTGTTGCCTTTGAAGCTGAGTGGAAAAGTTGCTTAGTGTGTTTTATACTTCTTAGCCACATTTCTTGGTCATCAACAGAACGTGCAGAGAAATTTTTGTAATGACGGTCGAAGAGATTGAGAGATTGCCTTAAACCTTCCAGTCCTCCATGTTTCCGCTGATACTTATTTTCTATTCTGTATCCGATTTTTGAATTCCACTCTTTCAGTGCACCAAGGGCTCTTCTATCAACAGGAGCTTCAGGAAATACCCAGGTGCACGGCGTAATAAATTTTCCAATGCGTGTTAGACTGCACTTAGTCCTCAGGTCACCACCCAACTTCTTCCTAACCATGTCCAATAAACTAAAACGACGACAATAAAGCGGTGTTATTTCTAACGATAAGACGGTTGAGTTTATAAATCAATTGGATGATGGGCAAGTTTAGTTCATGAAGTTGGATGGTATATCAGCGTAGCACGATAAAGG